TCCTCGACATCGGCGGCGACATTGATGGACTGGTCTTCAACAACAACTACATCAGCATGGGCGTTCAAAACTCGGAGGCCATCATATCAGTAGCCACCGGAAAAGACGTCACCAACTGCGAGATTGCTTACAACCACATATACCGGCTGAATACTGCGGGAGACTTGCTGATTGACAGCGATACGACAGCCAATTCGGGCATCATTGCCCACAACCGAATCGGTCACGCTGACACAGCATCGGAAGTTCTGATTGACGCTGATGGGGTCAGGCAGTTCGACAACCTGGGAAGCGCAGTTGATACGGCTTCCGGCTACGTCCTACCAGCCATAGACAGTTAAATGTAGGGCTGCCTACGGGCAGACATCTAACTGTCACAGGGTGGATGTCCTGGGTGCTTGCCCCATCGCAAGCACTCAGGGAAAACTAGGAGGGCTGAATGGCATACGGATACGAATCGGTCACTATTAACAGTGGGGCCGCCGTTGGTGGTGACGGCTCTGCTACGGCAAACAACACCAGCGGCCACGTTATCACCGGGCAGATATGCTCCATCGGGGTGACCTATGGGGATTCCCCGCCTGGAACGACGGATGTGACCATCGCAACGGCGGGGAACAACGGCCCAGCCTTAACCATCCTGACACTCACGAACGCCAATACTAGCGGATGGTTCCATCCACGCCATGTCATAGACGATGAAACCGGGGCTGACATCACCTACGATGGCACCGAAGAAGTCTACGATAAGGTGTGCATAGCCGATAATATCAAGGTGACGATTGCCCAGGCGAACAGCCCCGACACGGCTGAAGTGGTGGTCGTCTATTACGCTGGTCGTTGATGGCTATAGAACGCTACGTCATCAAGGTTAGCACCACCGGGTCTGATGCTTCAGCGACGGGTTCCTTGGTGACAGCGTTGCCGTATTCTGAACTGCTGGCGGCTTACTTTAACTTCCATGCGTCAGCACCAAGCACCACCGATACAACCCTTTCGTCTCCTGGCGACCCCGTATCTGTGACGTTGTTGACCATCACCAACAGTGCCACGGATGCGTGGGTCTATCCGTCCATCCAGATGGACGACAATACAGCTTCAGCCATAACCGGGGCTTATGTGCCAGCATTGATACATGGGAATCTGTTAGTGGAACTGGCTGGCTCCGATGCCCTGACTGATGCTTTGACATTGACCATATTCGTGAGGGTCTGATGGCTTTCTCATACACTGCCGGTAGCACAGCAGACAGGGATAGGGTTCGATTGGAAATCGGCGACACCGATTCTGACCGGGTCTTATTCCAAGATGCCGAACTGGATGATTTCTTATCCCAAGAAGGCGACAGCGTCCTCAAATCAGCGGCACGGGCGTGCGAGACTTTGGCTGTTCGGTTCGCCAGAGATTTCTCATTCTCTGCTGACGGGGCCAGTTTCCAGAAAGGCCAAGTGGCCCAGATGTATATGACCCAGGCCAAACGATTACGCCGCAAGGCCAGCGGCACCACTACAGTCATGCCTCGGCGCAAAGACGGGTTCAGTGTTTACACCGATTCCGATGAAGTGACTGGGCTGAATATTCTGGACTCTGGCACCGGGCAATTCGGACGGTATTCAGACGGATAATCATGGCAGATAAGTTATTGCAAGGGTTGGATTTGACCTATATGAGGGCAGCGATGAAGACCGCCATGCCCGACACGGTAAACATCCAACGAGAATCACAGGAGGCCGACGGACAGGGCGGCTTCATAACAAGTTGGGGGAATGTGTACCAAAACATCCCAGCCCGGCTTAATGCGAAAGGAGCGAGCGAATCTATCGCTGCTGAGAGACTGGATACCCAGTTGGATTTCACCTTGACGGTAGCGTATGACCAATCCATCGACCCAACCGATAGGGTGGTTCACTCCAGTGGGACTTATGCTGTACAATCAGTGGACACCGGCAAATCCTGGACGCTGTCAAAGCGATGCCAGATGCGCCAACTGTAGGGCTGCAAGAGGCCCGATGCCGCAGAATAGAATGCCGGAGTTTACTAGCCCGAATCCGATTGGATGGGAGTAGCCTAGTCGAGATTAAGTGCCGCCGATGCCAGGCTGTCAGCACTTTTGCACCCGAAACAGCGAAGGTCAAGCTGAAAGCTGACGGACAAGGTGGCTACATCCATGTCCCGGTGGGCGACAATTGACACAACCCCGTCTTGGAGGCCCAGAGAGGCCCAATGAGCGGCCTGACCGCTAGCAGGGGTGGGAATATATGGGAGGCTCAAAGAAGCCCTTAAACGACGTTAGAGTGCGTTTAAGGGGTTTTTGTTTTTATGGAATTTGCAGCTAAAATCGTAGTGAAGCTGAATCCGAAGTGGCGAGAAGTGGAGGAGATGCTTGAGAAAGCCATTCGGATTGCGGCGTTCACCATTGAACGAACATCCAAGGAGGATTGCCCGGTGGACACCGGAACCACCCGTAACAGCATCACAGCACGGGAGGCCGGGAAGCTGGCCTGGACTGTTGGGCCAACAACCCACTACGCCCCGCACTTGGAATACGGAACTATTCACATGACAGCCAGGCCGTTCATGATTCCCAATGCGGAGAAGGAGCGACCCCGGTTCACCAAGGCCGTCGAAGATATAACCAGGGAATTATAGATGGCTAATCTGAGGGTAAATCTGGATACAGCGGTATATGCGGTGCTGAACGTAGCGGCAGTGACCAATGAGGCCACGGGTGGCGTGTTCAACCTCCTCGCCCCAGCTAACACTGCACCGCCTTATGTGGTGTTCCAGGCTATGTCCAAAGTGGACGAATATTGGTCGTACACCGGGCGGGGTGGAGCCGCCGTTTACATGATTAAAGCCATAGACCGGAGTCCCTGGCCCAAATCGGCAGGGGATATAGACACCCAGATTGATTCAGTCATGCAGGATGCTTCGTTGAGCATCACGGGCCATGCGTTACTTATGTGCCGCCGGGAATCTGATATTTACTTAACAGAAGACCAAGATGGAGTCGTGTATCAACACGTTGGAGGGCTGTATCGCATCATCGCAGACCAAAGCTAAAGGATGTATTCACCATTGGATGATTGAAGCTGCTAATGGCAAACTGAGCCAAGGCCGGTGTGAGAAATGCCAGGAGACAAGGCAGTTCGATAATTCTATATCTGAGGACATATTCTCATTTTCCAGGAAAGAAAACTTCCATGCCAGACACCACGAAGACAACTGAAGAAGAACCAATCTGGTATCTGGCCTTGAAGAAACTGCTGATGGCTCAAGGGCCGGGGGTTACGCCATCGTCTATCCGCATCCACCGGGGCCAGCGATTCGCCTTGGATGGGGACGAGCCGGTGGACGTAGAAGAATTGATACGGTTGCGAGCCGTCAAGGTGTATGAAGAATCCGACGCTGAATGGGCGCAAGGGGAATTAGCTAAAGCACCCAAACCCAAGAGGAGGAACCGTGGCTAGAATCCATGCAAAGTCTGCCGGTTTATTGGTGGATGAATTTGACTTCAGCGGAATATCCAACTCCATGACGCTGAACTTTGCTGAGACCCCGGCTGACGTAACAGCTTTCGCCGATACTGACATGACTTACGTCCAGGGAAAGCCAACATTCACCTTCGATGTAAACGGGCTTTGGAGTACGTCCAGCCCGAACTACGACGGTGAAATGTTCACTGACCTTACCGCCACAGCGAGGCGGGTTGGAATCTATCCCGGCGGGTTGACCCAAGGCAATGTGGGCTATGAAGGGCCAACTCTAATCAGCGCATCTCCCCGTGTCAGCAGCGTTGGGGATGCCATCGCCTGCAACGTCACCTGGCAGGGTGCAAGCGCACCGTTCCGCTCCCAAATCATTCTCGCCAACACGATAACCTGCAACGGCTCGACAGTGGTCGTCAACGGCACTGGCTATAACAGCGGCGTGATAGCCGCAACCAACACGATTTTCGGTGTCTGGCGAATGGTCGAAATGGGTGGCTCTGGGACAAATACGATTGCCCTGGAAATCCAGAGCGAGACGAATGATACCTGGGGTTCCCCCACGACCCGCATCAACTTCGGGACTATTACGCATAGCACCGGGGTATCGTTCCTTACTGCGTCTGCCACAGGGCCAGGAGCATCTGAATCTTGGTGGCGGGTGAAGATACAGTCGTCCGGCACAGGAAGCCGAACGTTTCAGAATTACGTCAGTTTCGGTTACTTCGTAACGTAGGAGATAGACATGGCAAGAACCCACGGGAAAGATAGTAATTTCAGCTTCAATTCGGTGGCGATTGAGGATGAACTGACCAGTATCACCATGACTGCATCGGTTGCAGAGGGCGATATCACTGCCTTCGGGGATGCGTACCAAAATTTCCTGGCAGGGAAGAAGGACATATCTTTCGATGTGACGGGGGCGTTGGACATGGATTTCGCATCGGATGGGGATGCAACTATCTTCGACCACATCGCCTTGACATCGGGGCCGAAGACGCTGGTCTATGACCCGGACGGAGCAGGGCCAGACACCAATTCCCCAGAATATACTTGTACGTCCAGCGGTTTGACCGGAGCGTTGGTGTCGTCGTATACCATCAATCTACCAGTGGGGGATGCTGCCACGTACACCGCCACTTTCCAATGTAGTGGGTCAACTACACGGGCCGTTTCATAAATCGCCTTAAACCGGCTCTGAGGGCCAAATAAACCATACTGAGGAGGGACTATC